ATTTAGATAGCATTACTCCCATCATGTATGATGCAGCTAGGTATTACTTACGCGCTTTTCTTGATGGATGTAGCTTTGCTGCACCTTCTTTTGGTCGTGTGCGCGATGATTTTTCGGAACGAGCGCTTGGATTTATATCTATGGCGATTGTTCCAACCATTACACTTGCTCTTATTTGTATACTCTGTATTGTGGTCAGTGAATTACCAATCAGAGAATGTCTATGCCGTAAGCGATATCGTACAAGTATCGTAGATGGCACCGAACACCGCCGTGATGATGACCGATGGGACACTAAATCTTATGAACGTTATAAGTATTTTAGGGCCCTATCTGTTAAGGTCTTCATGTGGTGGAGAATTCGGAAATTTGACAAAGTACCTTATGATAAGAAGCAAGCAATTAGGATTACGTTTTTAAACAGACATGGTAATGCGTTCCCCTTGATGTGCCACCTGCGGAGTTCTTTCCGTAGGGTGGCTGTGCCAACACCTGGTCGAGGTGATGGGACGCATACTCACCAAAAGTCAGCCGCACTCCGTGCGGTTGGTTCTGCCACGTTGGCAGCATTCGCTTCATTGAATGGTTTGGACCCTTACTTCTTTCAGAAGTCATCTACTGATGAGAAGTTTGGGTACGATGGGTGTCGAAGATGGTATTGGTCAAAAGATATGCATATTCCACTCAGTAATGATCCAATTTCAACACAACACCTTTTCATAATGGTGGATGTTGATGAATATTTGGACATGTCTGACATGCTTACACGGTTAGCACAACCCGTAGCAATGTACACATTTCAGCCAAGTGTTCCTGCTGCTAATAGAGAAGATTATTCTTTCACCTCTTCAGGACCACAATTCAATTATGTGGTCAATGGTGGGGGATGTTATTCTCATGCGGTTTGGAACTATGGCATGGATTCATTAGTTACCACTGCTTATATTGGACATTTTTATAAGCATGTGGCCTGGCATGTAGAGACCAGGCAGATGGATGAAGATCACAAGCTTATTTTGCTTGTACCAAGTTATTGTTGGTACTGCTATAAGCCAATTTCATTAATCGATGGACCTATGTTAAATAGACTGGATTGTGGAGCCGATGGTTTCCAAGTCCTTATCAGCCAAAGTGGAGTCCGCAAAATCTCCATTTCTAAACCTGGTGGCATATTATGTGTCACCACCCCCTTGACTATTGTCGAAGGATTGCTTGCGTTGAACAGAGCATCGTCTATAGGTATAACCCTGGCGACTGTTACGAAGCACCTCAAAGACTCTAGTGATGGGGAGGTTGCATTGCTTTTAGAGTATTGTAAAGCTGTTAGTGAACCACGTGCACCAATTGTGTACCCTTTGGAATTGTCTTCTCGTCATTATATGTTCGATCTTAGTGCATATGATCCGGCGGACAAGCCTAGTATGTTGTCTTTCATGAACCCTTTTGTGAATGAGGGGTTCAACCCAACTAATAACGCATCAAATGAGAAGGAGGCTGTAGACGCTCGTGTCTTATCCATAGCTAATAAAACACCCTTCCCTGCGAGATATAGCAGGTATGTTGATGAGTTTTTGCAACGCACTTTTGAGAAAGGTTCTTTGCATCCTGTACCTGAGGAAGTTGTCTGGGAAAGACAAAATAGGCCTACACAGCGTCGCATACTCAAAGACGCTGGTACTAAAGATGCTGATGTTCTCCAAACGTTCATGAAGAAAGAACCTTATGGAGAGCCGAAACCAGCACGCATGATCACAACGTATAATCCTACTGTTAAGATGAATTATTCACGATTTATTTATCCTTTTGCTGATCGCGTATCAAGACATAGATGGTATGCGTTTGGTAAAACCCCGTTGGGAATCGCTTTGGCACTGGTGGCAGTGCTGTGCAACGCTTTGATAGCTCTCATGACAGACTTGTCCCGTATGGACGGACGTGTCTCTCCTGGCTTAAGAGAGTTTGAGCGCCGCGCGATGATGTATGCATTCCACCATCGTTATCACTTGGAGATAGCACAACTCCTTGATCAACAAAGTGGATTGAAAGCATATGGTGCATGGGGCACTAGATATTTTAGTGGGAGTGCTCGTGGCAGCGGAAGTCCTGAGACCGCTGTTATGAACACACTTTCAAATGCGTTTATGGCATTTTGTGCACATCGTGAATCTGGTTTGGGACCAGATGAAGCTTATGCCGCCTTGGGTCTATATGGTGGTGACGATGGAGTTAGCGTTGATTTAAAACCAGAGCTGTATACAAAAGTTGTAGCAGCATTTGGCCAAAAGCTGACACCAGAAGTCATCACCAGGGGCGCTGCTGGAGTGAATTTTCTAGCACGATATTATAGTCCTGAGGTCTGGTTTGGATCACCCAATAGTATGTGTGATCTGAGAAGGCAATTATCCAAGTTTCACCTGACAATAGCTCTTCCTAGTTGCGTTACTCCCATTGATAAATTGGTAGAGAAATGCAGAGCACTGGTATTGAGCGACGGAAATACTCCTGTTTTGGGGGAGTTTGCACAAGCCGTCGTGGCCAGATTTGTCGCCCATCCTAAAGCAACAGATGACATGGTAATTTCAGCATGTGGGTCCTATCTCTCAAGAGGGGTCTCAGCGGCTGAGCAATATCCTAACGCCGATGTACATGATTGGATGTTGGATGTTGTTAACAAAACATGTTCTGATGTTGATCTTGACATATTTTATTCTTGGTTAGAAAAGTTACCCGCACTTTCAAATAGTGCGTTCCTGCAACCACCACTCATGGGAAGACCTGAGGGTGCACCACTTTTAGATAATGTGGTAGTAGATGGAGCATATCACGTGCAACCTAAACGCGTGACCCGCCGTGGTACACGCGCTGGGAAGCACCACTAGTTAGCAGAAGAATTCAGAGCACCGGGGCTAGGTTGGGCCTCGGGATGTAAATAAACATACTTTCGTATGTCGTTTGCTTCTGAATTACACATTACATCAAATACTTTCTCACTCAAACTGTCTAGCGATAAGAACCCCCACGATTTTCTCCCATTTTTCGCATTACATTCAGCTTTGTCTAAACCATCATGCCTCGTCGTACATCCAAAACTACTAGAACTGTCCGAAATGTTACTAGTAGGCGACAAGCTCCACAAGTTAGAAACGTTACAACAGTTGTCAGTCGTAGTACAGCGCGACGCAACAGGCGTTCCCGTAGAAGAAATACAAACCCCACACAAATAATATCAACTGTAAATATCCCTGTTGAGATTCAATGTTATGCTGATACACTGAATAACCCGTTCGAGCATCCTGCTTGTAAATTGGGATTCGGTGTGTTTGTTGAAAGTGACGTGATCTCTGCCTATGCTAGATTCGCAGCGACTGCTGGTTCTGATGGTTCCTATGGTGTCAGCCTTTGGCCTGCCGCCGATGGAACCACCAATTGTATATATGTTACGAACCAAGTGATTTCTGGAACTAGTGCATGGGCGGCTCTCGGACCTGACAACATGTTCAATGGTAATATGATTGATGATGCATTCATTGGAGCGCGCGTGGTTAGTGGCGGACTGAGAATTCGGCCTGCAATACCACGTACGTCTGCACCGGCCACTTATTATGCAGGCTCTATTCCTAATTTTTCTCAAAACTCAATTTCAAGTTCAGGCCCTACTGCCAAATATTCGTATTGGACCACAAATCCCTTGTTAAGAATGGGAACTGGATACGAAGGAGCCGCAGCCACTGTTAGACCCACAGATGCTGATTCATTCACATTTCAGTATCAGGTTGCGACTGGACCTGCAGCAGTAGGTAACCAATCATATTCAAGTGCACCTATGATAATCATGACTGGGGCACCAGCCAATACTCCCCTTACAGTAGAGATTGTGCTAAACCTTGAAGGTGTTGCAGGCCAGACGGCTGGCTCATCATCTTTAGGTATCTCATCTGCTATGCAATACACTTCAGGACGTAGTACAGGAATGTTATCACAAATTTATCCTTCTATTGAACAAATGTGGAATGTAGTTAAAACTTTATTGATTCCCGATGGCTTAGTTGCCAACGAAGTAAATATTTTGTCATCATTTGGTAGTCATGTATCTGCCGCACTAGCACGTTCAGGACGTAGTGCGTTTCAAAATGTAACAAACACCGCTTCACAAGTTAGATTCTAAAGTAAATAAATAAACAAAACAAA